TCCTTTTGGCGACTCAATGTTATATTCTTCTACTTCCCAATTTTCTTTAAGCTTATTTGTTACTTGCTCAAATATAGGACCATAGTTTTGACAAGGTCCACACCAGTCAGCATGAAATTTCATTACTCTATTCATTATGTTTTCTCCGAACTATGAAACGCTGCAATCCTTAAAGATTTTATTAATCCTAAGATTGTAATCTCTAGCTCTTCTTTCATTTCATTGTTGTAACTAGCGCTTTCATATAAACCAATTGCTATACTAAGTGCTTCTGCTATTTCCCCAACTGGGTAGTTTCCAGTTTCCATTATTTTTTCTCCTTAGAACCTACAATTGCAGGTTTCTTTTCTTCTTCTTTTTGTGGATTTTTAGTTTCAAGCAGAAATCCTACTAAATTTCCGTGTATAGCGTTATCCATTGGAATTTCATCAATTTCAACTATTGATGTATTTAAGAAATGTGAATCTGTATCCACCATTTGAATTGTTACTTTAGCCATTAGTGCCATTATTATTCTCCTATTACTTGCATTATTGTGTTTTCAGTATACCACCTGAATTTATTTTTAGTTGCCCATTCGCCATGGGTTAGCTTTGTGCCATCTTTACGAGCTTTTGCATGAGGCATTGGGGTTTTATGATTGTAAAATAGAAATAGTAACTCTTTGCCTTTAGGTAAAGACTCCCTAACCCATACATATTTTCTAGCCTCAGCATTATCCATAAATCTTCCTTTAGCTTCAATAATTAAACTGCCTTTGCTAAAGTCAGGAGTATAGGTGTGATCAATTGTATATGGAATCTTTTCTGGGTGGTGTTCCCAGCTATTTAATATCCCATCCCCTAATTCACCTTCCCATTTGGAATCAGCCCCTCTTACAGAAGCTTTCCATTTGTTATTTGGTCTATATGCCATGCAAATCCTCTATTTTATTAATATATTCTTTTTTGCTAAGTTTAACCTCTTCACTCCAACCCCAGGATTCTCCCGACATTCCTGCCGCATTGTAGTCTGTGACGGTTCCTTCAAAGAAGTTTTTAAAGCTATCGCCGCCAATAATCCATTCTACCCAAGGTAGCGGATTTTCTTTAACTTTGAAATTAGGCTTTAATCCTAATTGTATAAGTCTCCTATCTGCAATATATCTAATATACTGCTTAACCTCTTCAGACGTTAGTCCTTCAACAGGCCCAAGATCAAATGCTAAGTCAACTACTTTGTCTTCTAGCGCAACAGCAACTCTAACCATTTCGTACACTTCATTTTTAAATTGGTCATTAACAACACGTGGATGTTCATCAACAAATACTCTAAATAACTTAGTCATAGCTTCTACGTGCTTAGTTTCGTCTCTTATTGACCACTCCACAACTTCACACATACCTTTCATCTTACCAAACCTCTGATAATTAAGAAGCATAATAAACGCCGAAAACAGGCTCATGCCTTCATTAATACAAGTTTGAGCTAAAGCTTTGCCTAAACCATGGTGTGTGCTTACATCGTTATCTTGCATAAACTCAATCTTAGCGACCATTTCTTCATACTCTAAAAATGCTGAGTACTCTTCATCAGGAAAGCCTAATGTATCGCTTAGTAAGGCGTAAGCTCTTTGATGCGTTCCCTCACGATTAGCAAAAGATAAAAGCATATTCCTAATTTCATTGTTTTTAAACTTAGGAATAAATAAATCGCAGTAGTTTGAGGCCACTTGCACATCTGATTGTGTAAACAATCTAAATATTTGCGTTATGTGGTTCTTTTCTTTTGGGGTTATTACTTCTTTCTTCCATTGATCAACGTCTTCTTGCAACTTTAATTCCCAAGTGCCCCAATGAATCTTTTCATGATCCTCTGTGACCTCCATTGCAAATGGGTATTTAAAGGGTTTGTACGTTTTACTCTCTTCTAATAAACTCATTTTTCTCTCCCTGTATTTATCCCGAGCACGCTAAGCACTCAGTATCATCAATTTTAAAATCTTTAATTTTGTCTTGTTCTACCTTTATTCCAACTTTTTCACCCGTCTCACCTGCTGATGCTCTTAGATAATATAAACCCTTAAGATTAGATTTCCAAGCTGTTATATGAACGCTATTAACATAAGACTTCATAGACCCTGCTTCAAAGAATACATTAACGGATTGGCCTTGGCAAATGTGTACTTGTCTGTCTGCAGCATGTTGAACAACCCAATGTTGATCCAACTCAAATGCAGTTTTAAATACATCTTTTTCCCAATCTGATAAGTAGTCTAAGTGCTGAACAGATCCTTCGTGCCTTATAATATCTCTCCACTCTTCCTCCAACCATTCTTTGCCTTTAGCTAATCGAAGCCTGTGCTCTTCTAAAACAAATTCTAAATTAGCATTTTTAATTAAATGGGCCCCAACTCTAGTTCTGTGCGTAAATGCATTTGACTTAAGTGGTTCAATAGAGGGCGATGTTCCAAGTATCATACCTGAATTAGCGTTAGGCGCAATAGCTAACAAATGACTATTTCTGTGGCCTGTTCCTTTGCCAAGTTTGTATTCGCCTCTTATTTTAGCTAAAGCCTTAGTAGACTCTACCGCTTGTTCTTTAATATGCTTAAACATCATTTGGTTTCTACCTACAGCTAATGCAGATTCAAATGGTATATTATGCGACTGTAGATAACTATGAAAACCCATAGCTCCTAAACCTAAGCTCCGTTCAGACACAGCGGAGTTTACAGCTCTTGCTATTTCTGGTGGTGAATGCTTTATAAATTCTTCAAGCACATTGTCTAACATAGTAATTAGGTCTTGTACTAAAGTTGTGTCAACCCAATCTTCAAACTTTTCTAAGTTAACAGACGACAGGCAGCATACAGCTGTTCTATTTTCATCTGTTGGCAAATGAATTTCATTACATAAGTTAGAACCTTTAATAGATAACCCATGATCTTTTAAAGCTTGTGGCAATTTTCTGTTAGCCTCATCAATAAAGTTAATGTAAGGTTCTCCTGTCCTAAATCTTGTCTCCAGTACTCTTTGCCATAAGCCCCTGGCATCTACAGTATCTCTAACAGACTTATCGTGCGGGTCGATTAAATCCCATGATTTGCCATTAATAACTTTATTCATAAAGTCGTCAGTAACATTAACAGCATTATGCAAATTAAAACATTTACGATTACTGTCACCACCGGTAGGAACTCTTATATTAAGAAATTCAACAATATCAGGGTGACTGATGTCTAAATACGCGGCATATGAACCTTTTCTTGTTTTACCTTGCTTATATGCTGTCATTGACGAATCAGCTACCTTAATAAAGGGTATTGGTGATGGTGCTTTGTCTGAAACTGCCCTAACATCTGACCAATGACCTCCAACTCCTCCACCTTTTACCGACAGCCACGCTAATTCAGATTGGTGAGATATAAGTCCTTCTAGCGTATCTGGCACGTAAGATAAAAAGCAGCTAATAGGCAATCCTTTTACTTTCTCACCTTCTTTTGGGGCATTAGATAGTATTGGCGATGAAAACATAAACCAACCATTAGATACCGCATCGTAAAGTCTTTGTGCTAATTCTAGATCACCTCCCGAATAAGCAACACTAGCCCTTGCGTATGCTTGTTGTGGTGAGGTTTCTCCTTCTTTTAAATAGAAACTGTCAAGTAGCTCTCTAGCTTGCTCCGTCATTTCTAAATCTCTTTTTAAATCAATTTTTATTCCTAAATAATTTCTCATATTTTTCCTTATTTGTTTGCGAAAAAAGCAATATAACCTATATTACTACAGGCTAAATTGCTTAGTCTTCTAATGTCCTTTTGGAGGATTTGTCATTTCCTTAAGAGGTATTGCTTCAGAAGGCACAAAGCCCTTCTTCATATACTCAGAAAATTTCATACATAAAACTTCTCCATTTACTCTTTCGCAATAAATGCCACCAGTATCATTTGTTTTTCCATTAGTGTATGTCATACCAAGTTTCCCCTATTTTAGATGTACCATCCATTCTACAATTAAAGCCTAACTGTTCACCCGCCATAGTTGCAGCTTTTTCTAGCACAGTTGCTAGTTTAGGTGCATCTTCAACAGAACATTCAAAGTTTTGCTCGTCATGCATAATAGCTAGTAATTTGCAATCGATACTATTCTTTTCTATTAACTTTGCAGATATACTTGCCCACTCTTTTGCAAGAATGGCTTCGTTACCTTGTAGCAAATAGTTAAGTAGCTTATGCGGTGAGTCTACTTGGATCTTCCTACCGTCTTGAGCAGTAATAGCTTTACCACCAGATTTTTCAAAATCTAGTCTTAGCTTAGATTGCAACTTGCTTAACGCAGGAAAGCTCTTTAAGAACTTTGCTTTAAGCTCTTTCCCATCTTTAGCCTTGCCTCCAACAATAGAACCAATCTTAGCATCTCCCGCACCAAATAAAAATGCGTAAATAAAAGTCTTAGCTTGTGCTCTAGTTTTCAATCCAGCAGCTTTTTGGTTTACGGTATGAACATCTGTACCTTCAACCTCTTTACCAGTAATAACTGTTTCTGAATATGTGTTATCACCCATAGCTGCAGCTAATAATCTTAACTGTGCAGATGCTAAGTCACACCCAA